TTAACTCCATCATCTGTAAAAGTTGCAGTTAGACCAGAGCCGTCAATGATTTGTAATTCACCCATTTATTCACCTCCTTCAAAATACCATTTTCCGTTAGCTGTAAGTTTTGCCCATTTGGGTTCGCATTGTTTTGCCTTGCACACATAGCCATAGTAAGGCTTGCCTCCTTTAGATATTCCTTCTTTGAGAATATGCCCATGCTGACATGCAGGAGGCTCATTCGGTATTGATGCACCAATCTCAGCAACAACATCACCAACAGACCAAGCAACCGGATCTTTAGGTTTATCAGCTTCAAAACTATCTCTTAGGATTGTTTCAATTTGTGCTGACTTTGATCCAGCCTTGCCATACATGTTTTGCCGGCTTTCAAGTTTTTCTTTGAAAGATGAAGGTGCAACGACCTTGCTCATTTCTTCCTTAGATGCTCTTTTGCCTTTAGCTGCAAAACCTGCATTTGCAAGCGCTCTGCCAATCGCTGAAGTTTCGCAATTCTCCAACGCAGAAGTAGCATTGACACCTCGATCCGAAATTGTTTCAAAAGCGAGCCCAGTTGCACACGGCTTTGCGTCTGCTTCCGTTTTGAATAATTTACAAAATACAATGAATCGAGTGTTTGATGCCTCGATGAGTTCAGTTTCGATCCTGTTGTCAGGAAATTTTCCATGCCACTTCTCCAATCTTGATTCAACTGTTTCATAATCCTCTAAATTAAAAACCATCAGCTATTCCAAACTCTTGGTCGTAATGGTCGTGCAATTCTTTGTAGATGACTGCATAACCAATGATGTCTTTAACACTATCTTGGTGATTTGCAGTTTCGGCAAGCCGGCTGACTTTAACGAGCAGCTGCATGATGCTGACCTGCATTGGCGATATGTAATCTCCATAGTAAGCAGACCACAATTCTGAAATTCGCTCGTGATTGCTTTGACTGCTTCCGTAAATCGATCCTCTAGCTGAGAGGATTGTTGCGATCTCATCCAAAAACTCAGTTCTGCTTGTCATAGTCAAAAACCTCATCAGACTTGCTTTTGGTGTTCATCAATCTGCGGTGCGAATCCCACCCATGAGCCCGACCTTTCCAATATCCATTCTGGAATGCGGTGTCTTTGATTTCGTAAATAATCCATGCGCCTATACCTAAGCCCATAAATATCCACGCTAGTTGTAGCATGTCGTCCTTTGCTGTCATGTTGCTCCCTTTACCCACAGCGTTCGTGTGGATACAGAAAGTATGACCTAAAGCAAGGACAGGCGGTTAATTATTTTCGGCGTGTTTTATAACGATTAGATAACGCCAATATCCTCAACATCATCGATATGGTCATCAATCGTGCGGTCGATATAGTCTGTTTCACGCCCCATAATACCTTTTATTGTATCTAAATGATCCGTCATGATTGACCGGCACAAGCTCAACTGAATGTCCGCCTTTACCAAAACTGAGCACGACAAATCCCATATTCCAGTCGCCTGACGCATATTTTAGATAACTTGCTTTATTTTTCTGATCCATGAGATGACCGGCTTCTATGCCCCAAATCGTTGAATAACGCCCGTTTAAGCCAGTTTGGTGTCTAACTGCACCCTGCCTGTGCGAATGCCCACAAACGGTGTTCATTTGCCACTTTTTAGCCAAATTAAGGGCAGTTATGCCAGCGTGCTTGGACATGACACCTTCATCACCATGAGCCAAGAACCAATTCTTTTCAAAGGCAAAACCTCGGCGGTGGAATTTAATGCCAAGACTTGAGAAATCCATAAAGCGTTCATAAGTCAATTCAGGCAAACCAATCAACGATGGAGCACCTTTAAGCAATGTAGTGTAAAGCCGATCTGTATGATTTGATCTGACTATATCTGTCGTGCCTAAATCAAATAATATGTCTTGGGCTAGAGATCTTTCTTGATCCAATGTTTCAGCAAATTCTAGTTTTGTCCCTTTTACCCAACGACTTTGACTAGTGAAATCTAGCTCATCACCACAATTTAATACATAATCAAACTTCTCATGCTTGCTCATGCGTATGAGGTTTTTTACAGCTTGTTGGTGGTGAAGTGGAATTTGCAAATCTGGTGTTATTAAATACCTACGATTGGCTTTAATTAAAAGTCATCCTCATCGTCAGTTGGATCTATGGATGGGATTATCCCACCATCGCCCACAATCCAATCAGGAAATGTTTTGTGTTCAGTCATCAACCAGAAAGCGTGCTCAGGTGTGAATCCTGCTTTTCTAGCTGCTTTGTAGCATTCGTGCAAAGCCATGTAATGCTGATCTATTTTGTTTAATGGCTCAGGAGTTTGGCGAACTACGCGACGATTAATCTTTTTGCGTTTGATAGGTTTTCGTGTGTTCGCCATGTGATAAGGCTAACTCTACTTAGATAGAATTCTTATGATTTCCTCTTGGCGTGTTTCAATTCTTGCTAAACGATCAGCAAGGGAAGCACCACCATTAGGAGTTAAAGTCCAAAGCCATCCTTTAATAAGATAACGCAGACCCGTAAAGAAACCGACCAATACGGCGGTTATGCCAGCGGCAAAGCCAGCCCATTCTGCCGGTGTCATTTTTCGGAGTTGCCAATTCCAAATGCTCCCTCTTTTGGATCTAACCACTTGATAACAGGTGCAACAAATGCACCAAGCAAAACAGCGTATTCAGGTCTTACATCTCCAGCAATAGCAAGTGCAACAGTAATTCCGGAAGCAGCTACAGCTCTTAAATAAGACTTAATTGCAGCCTTGTGTTTATTTGATAGTTTCATTAGTTGCCTCCTAGTAGTGGGATGTTAAAGAACTCTCCCGATTGTTTTGGATGGAATGAAATATGAATATGTTTGGTGTGTGGATTAATGCCCTTGTATTTACGCCATCGCCAGTTCAATAGTTTGCTGGCAATATGATGATTGTGAATCACATATTTGATCCGCTTATCTGTTTTGCCAGCAATGCGTATTTGATCGGCAAGGTAGGCAGATATGCCCTCGGCTTGTCCTAAATCAGCTGTAATGTCAATGGCACAAACCTCACCCGAAGGCAAGGCGTTGTGATCCGATTTTACCTTTTGATGCTTAGCGTCTGAAATCCAACCATCCGATTTTCTGGATCTATCCGCAAAACTGTCATCAATCTGCTCACGCAACTGAACAGCTGCTTTGGATAAGTAAGGCTTCATTACAAGCCTAGAGCTGTCAAATCCTCAACAGTTAAACCAAGTGCTGCAAGTTTGGCTTGCGCTGCTGATTTAGCCTTTGCTTCATCTGCATCTTGTTTTGCTGCCCAAGCATCAAACTTAGCAAAACCATCAATAAATTGTTTTTTGGTAATTGCAGCAGTTCCGTCATGCCAAACAATATCCTCGTAATTATCGCCATTCATTGTCCATTCAACACCTGGACACAGCATCAATAAAACTTGATTTGGTTTAGCCATCTTATGCTCCTATTTCCATTGCAATAATGCTCATTACATTTGTTGCTGATGCGTTTGCGCCTATTGATTGACTTGATGATTGTTGTTGTCTAAATTGAACTTTATAAGTTGTTGCTGATGTAGTCGCAGGAGAATCAACATAATTGAAATCTACTTGGTAAAATGTTGTTCTATTAGAACCGCTTGGAATGTTATTAATTCCAACATTTGTAGTTTTCAAAACTGTAGAATCTCTAAGAATTTGAAATCCGCCAAAAACTTCTGTTGTGTTGCCAGAATTGTAAGCGTCACAATCATTTAGGTTTGCAATTATTAAAACTCTTGAACTTGCTGAACTTGGAGTAATGGCAACGCTTAACCCTACATCCACAAATGAAGCACTTGTTGTAAAAGTGTTCGAGGTTCTTGTGCCTTGAACAACTTGCAAAACTTTGCCACCACCGGCAGGAGCAGACCAAGCAGGAACGCCGCCAACGACAGTTAATACATTGCCAGTCGATCCAATTCCAAGTCTTGTATTTGTGTTTGCAGTTGATGAACGATATTCAATATCGCCAAGAGTTGTAGATGGATTTAAGGCTTTGGTTGTGGTATCAACAGATGAACCAAGCGTGCGGATTGCAGCTGCGCCGTCTTTGACGAGAGCTGTGTCGTCTGGTGTTGTCCAGCCGTAATTAGTAGTGGTTGCCATATTGTCCTATTCTCAGGATACGATTGTAGCGTATTCCCATGTTAAAGTTGGGCTTAAAGTGTTCCAACGCTCGCCGACCGGCATAGAATTCCATCTCATCGCCACTTGGCTAAAGCTGACCGGTGAAAGGTTTATTGTCAAGAATAATTCATTGAATCGAGTGCTCCAACGCCACCCTTCAACATAACCTTCAAATTCGCCATTGCTGATTTGAGCAGGTAAGTCTTGGATGTTTAATGGCATTCCCATGAATATGTTTAACAGATTATCTCGATCAGAATTGTCTATTTCCGAATTGGTGATTGGGAAAGTTATGCTGTCAAATATAGGTTGCGGAAAGGCTCGAAGGCTAATGTATCGATCTGCCACCTCTTGAGCATCTACTCCTGAATGAATTCTTGAATTAATGGTTTCCGCTTTGTATCCATAAAGTGCAATAGATGCCGCTGATGTAGCAGTCTTTTGTGATCCGTAGTTATTGCCATAGTTGATATATATATCATTTCTAACATCCGCTGCTTTTGTGGTTGTTCGCAATCCTGAGCCAATGGCATGAGTGGCGGAAAGATCAACATAACCATTGGCAATTAAATAAGTTTGGCGGTGGTCTGCATCGGCGTAGCCAATGTTTCCCTGATTATCCTCATAAATGTATCCAAATGCGCTATTGGCAATATCTGAAACAATGTTGTAAATGGTATCTGTTGTATTTGGTTGATGTTGCATTGTATAAAGCCCTGGTCGGTCAATTTCGCCAAGTCCTATATTGACAGCATTTGCCCAAGTTTCAGTTGGATTGTAAGTTGCCCAAGTAGATGCTGCTGGCACAGCATCCCAAGCCCCAAGCAATACGCTAGATAGAATTTCATAAATTTGGTCGCCATCTTCATCTTGGGGAATGTTTCCATCCCAAATCTCTTTTGCTAATTTGACTATTGATCCCATTGCAAGAATGGTGTATTGAATAACAGCTGCGACTGAACCTGTCCGACCCACCTCAATAGTTATGTCAGTTATATCTCCACCAAATAAATTTACATATGTTCCTGCGCTGTTTTTAACTTGCAGACTTAAACTGTCATTTATGTCAAAATCAATTGTTTGCCCAGCCAACGCCACAATTGTGCATTGCAAATAAGATGGGCTTGGTTGGGTGTAAATATCATCTCGACCTGCTTGATGAATTATGTCGCTGATAGTTAAATCTGTGTAATCAACACCCGCAACAGTAAGTTTCCAATCTGGTGTCCAGACTGTCATTATCCGCCCTTTATACCACTATTAAACAGCTGTGGAACTGATCTTGATGCGCTGTCATTTAATACTTTTGCAACGGCTCTTGCAGCACCTTCGCTATCAACGGCTTGAACTGAAACATTGTTAATAATGGTTGGATTTCCTGCACCATAGGTAAAGTTAGATTTTGGAACTGATGGTGTTCCTAAAAATCCACCAGCCTGACCTGTTAAAGCTGATGGGTTTGGGATGTATCCAATATCTGCTCCGGGTTTTACTAAATTAATTGCTTGTATTGCACGATTGGCAAACTCAATTAACAATCCAACCGCTTCTTTAACGAATGTAATAAATCCAGCAATAATGCCAGCAGTTGTTTTAATGACTTGCCCAAATGTTTGCGCACCTTTTTGGCTTTCACTTAATGCAACTGTCAATCCTTCATCACCAGTCAAACCAGCAATAAATGCGTTAAGTGCTGGAATGCCTGAATCATTTAAGAAACCAATAAACTTTTCAACCTGTGGCAATAAAGCAACTCCAAGACTTTCTTTTGCCTCATCAAATCCAACTTTTAGGCGATCAATTTTTCCTTGAAACGTTTCAGCATTTGCTGCTGCTGCTCCACCATAAAGATCTGAAAGTTTTTGTTGAACCTCGGTGAATGAAAGCGTGGCAAGTTCGCTCTTTGATAATCCAAGACCTAATCTGCCAAGAGCTGTGGTGTTACCATCTTGAGCACGACCTAAAGCATTTGCGACAGTTTCAAGATCCAATCCTCGACCTTTAGCAATATCTAAAGACAGGTTTAATAATCTTTGTGCTTCATCAACATCTTTTGTTGATACGGCTAATCGTTGAAATGCTGGTCTAAGTTGATCGTCAGCAACACCCGTTGCAAGTGAGGTTTTAAGGATATATGCTTCAGTAGCCTTTATTTGGTCGTCAGTTGCTCCTGTGGCGGTCTTTAAGGCAGCAGCCAACCTCAACTGTGCTTGCTCATCCTCTATCGCAGCCTTGACCCCATCAATGGCTAATTTAGTGCCATAGGCAACGGCAGCAGCAGCAGCAACCGCAAATGCAGCAGCAGCCTTCTTTCCAAAATCTGCAATCTTGCTTGAATTACTTTCAACGGCTTTATCAGCTTCGCCTAATTTCTTTTTTAGATCATCAACATCAGCAAGGATTGATAACTTTAGCGTGCGATTACCGGTTGCCATTAGACCCATTCCTTAATAATGCGATCAAAAGCCTGTTCCCATTTATTAATCAATTCAGGCTGAATTCGACGAAGGGTTGGATAGATAAACCATCCACGACTACCTCTGCCTTGCCGTCCTGAATATGCAGGGAACTGTTTGAATTTATTTGAACCAAACTCAACGCCACCCCATAGGGTCTGCGTAGTAGCACCACCTGAAAACTTTTGTCTTGCGAAGCCATAACGGAACTCACCGATTTTGCTCGACTTAGAGATGCTAACGCCATCTGCGACTCTTTGCGCAACCTTGCCAGCCTTTGTTCTAGTCCTAGCTGCCTGTTTAATTTCCTCTGATGCAAAATACGCCAAAGCAGCAGATTGAGTTCTTGCTTCCTCTGTTGCTTGGTCGTCCATAAGTTTGAATGCTTTGTAAATATCACGCAAATCGTTTTTATTGTATGCGATAGTTTCACTTGCCATTTCTCGCCTCCAATATCTCGATCGCTGTTAATATGTCATCCGAATCAACCCATTCACTCATTGGAATATGAGTTGCAATTGCCAACTCAACCAATAATCTGTTTAGGCTTCCTGCTTTGTGGCTTTTGGGTTTGCATCACCGACTATTACATCGGCTACTGTTTCCATCCAAGAATCCATTGGTTTGATTGGCTTGCTTCCGGCAACTTCACGCTTATGAGCATGATAAGCCAAAAACATAAGATCCCAAATGCCCAGCTTCTCGGATGCTTGTCCAATGACATTTCCTGTCTGCTTTTCCCATTTAGCCCACTCAGGCGGTTGGGCAATATATGTTGCTTGCTCGCCTGAGCTGTATTCAATTGTAATTGGTAGTTTCATTTTGCTCCCGTTTTTTTGTTATAGTGATTCTGTTACTGCACCTTTAGATACCTTGAAAGTGTAAGTTGCAGTTTGTGCATCCGGTGCTGTTCCGCCGACTGGTTGTGGATATGCTGGTAGGCAGTCGAATGCAAAAGTATGACCAGTTTCAACAGTCATTGTAACTGTAAAAGTTGAATCTGGTGTATTGTCTGCTGCTGTCCATAGAGCCTCGCATACTGAATTTGTTTTGCCCCAGTCTGCCAAAATCTCCATTGAAAATTCTGCTTCAACATTGGTGGTCTTGTATGCCTCGCCATCAAGTGTTTGGTAAGTTTGACGATCGATTGTTTTAGTTAAAGTCGCTGAAAGTGCTTGCGCATCGATGTCTGTTCCTAAAGAACCTGAAAAAGACAGCGAAACATCGCGACCTGTTAATACTTTGGTTGCCATGATTTCTCCTTAGATTGTTCGTGTGTAGTAGGTGCTGACTCTGACATCTGCGATAAGCAGCGTGCTTGCTCCAACTGTGGTAACTGTTGGTCTTTCGACCGAGCTGACAATATATCCACCAGGAATTACTGCCAGAACGCTTATGATTAATTGCTCAATATTGTCGAGCGATGCAGGATTGCTGTTATATGCAACTGCAACTGTAATTGTAAAATTGACTTTCGCACGAATGTTTGCTTTGCTTATTGTTTCAAATTCTAAGTAAGGCGAATCAGGCACAACCACAACTGCTGGTGGAATGACTGTTTCAGGCACGAATGAATAAACATTTCCTGCAACGCTAGATAAAGCGGTTGCTAAAGGTGTGCGAACTTGCTCAAGAATTGTTTGGTTAGGCATTTATTGACACATACTTTCGGTGTCCATGTATGAGCCTAATAACCCAACGCACTTATTGAATAATGAACGACCCATTCTGAAAGGTGTAGCAGTAAAATCTACTCCTTCGATTTGTCCTCCGCCGGCAAGTCTTGCTTGGAAAACTTCGACTGAAACTGTATAGACGGCTGACTGAACAGCTGCGTTTCCAACATAAGTTGATCCGCCAGAAAGGGCAGCAACTCCGGATGGGATGACATTAGCCTCGAGTAAATCGGCATTAGTGATCGATTGTGAAAAGGTATATTGTCCAAGATTATCTGCCAGC